TTAGTTGCATTGCTATAGCTTGTTCCAAGGTTGCCTGATCTACTTCAAGATCAAAGATCAAAGATTCCAGATCTATACCAAAATAAGGATCTCCCAAGACCTGTCCTGGTCTTGTTAGCATCATATTTTTGATCATACCAATTAGAATCTCTACCTCATTATTGGTCTCAAGATATCCCTCAGTGTAATTGGGATCATCGGGGTTTCTCGGATATATTTCTACCATTCTAGCCATAGCTCTCTTATATATTTGATTCTTTTGAACGAGCTATTTTATAGGGGCTGGGTCGCGGATCATTTTAATCTTGGAGCTACGTGTTCAAGATCAAGATCTTCCAGAAGTGTTTTTGCAGCAAGTCTCTGTATTTTGAGAACGACATCCGAAGAAGTATTAAATTCAGCTGGTCTGCTGGTAATATATGTTGCAGAGTTTATTAAATCAAATGCGTTTATTCCCGAATCTGCGGTGGAAAGCCATCTATCGGATTTTTCTGCAAAGTCCTCGCCATAAGCCTTAACTATACCAGTAATAGCAAATCCCCCTTGTTCTCCCCTTGGATTGGTAGACAGAATTCTAGATATCTCGGTAGAGGGATTCTGGTCTAAAATTTTTCGGAAAGATAAGAATTCTCTGACGCTTGCGTTATGCTCCTTCAGTCTAGTTATTCCTACCTTCATATCATCAATTATGGTGTAATCAGTAGTACCCAATTTCATTTGGAATGCTTTTTTGGGGGAATTCCCGTGAGATATAGAATATTTGTTTGTCTTAACTTGTTTGACCATTCCATTGCTGCAAACCACTCTTTCCATATATGGTTCTAATAAAACACCAAATGGATCTATTGTAACTGAATGCCCGGTTTTCCACACTTCGCCATACGGAAGATCGTGTGAATTTTCATTAGTGAACTGGAGGATGAGTTTTCCGTCAGCAAAAACAGAGGAACTGAGGTTTATCTTTCTATCTGTTATTTGAGACACAGAATTTGCAAGGGTCTTGCCAGTTTCTTGATAAACATCAGGATTATAAAAATCTGTGACGGTTCTCACTTTTTTAATTATTCCATCACTCACATACATTGCAAGTCCTTGATCAGCGAACATACCACAAAGAGAGGCCTTAATCTCGTCCCAATTTTCCATATTAGGACCCACCTTTTTGATGAATCCTTTTTTAATCTGCATATTTTCAAGCAGATGTCTGGCAGCATCATCTGCTACAGGGACACCTGATATATGCACCTTTCCATTTATAATATCAAGGGAATTTCCAGATTCGAATTGGACGGAGTGACCGTCAGCTTTGGCTACTGCGGATATCACTTCGCCCGCAACATCAAAATTCTTGTAAGTCATATCTATTTTATTATTTTTTCGCCATTTTGATTATAGATCCAGAATTCGAAGGAAATTCCAAGATTTATACATGCTTCTCTTTTCAATATGCTTCTAGAATAACCCGAATTATACGTATAATCGCTCTTAACCTCTATTATCTTATTCTCTGAAATTATATAGATATCAGGATAATACTTCTTATTTTTTCCCTCATATTTATCAAAATACCATATCTTACCGGTATATTCTTCTATGGCTTTATTGGATACTATTATATCTTCTTCTTTGTAGCCTTTATTCAAGAGATCATTTAAAGCAAATCCCTCATATCCCTGAATCATCTCTATTCTTCCAGAGGGAAAAACAAATATTTTTTTCTTGTAGGAAGTATTTAGAGATTTTTCAAAAGATGGTGTATAGTGCATCACTTGCTCTACACCATATTTGGCTAACATCGTTTCTCTGAATTTAGTCTTAAAATCCTCGCTTTGAACATACCAGTCTGTTCCATGTTTTCTTCGATTAGTTTCTCTAGATTTGAATTTTATCTCTTCCGAACACATGCTGGAATTTCCACCATATTTAAGATTGTTAGTCGCTCTAGATTTTTCTTTGACTATTGAATTATTAAGGGAATGTTCAAAACCATACCTTTCCAGATTGGTTTTCTTCTTTTTGTCTTGTGTGGGTTTCAGCTTGGTTGGATGTCCGCCATATTTTTTATCAAAGGTCTCTCTCGTTTTGGTTTTGAATTCGTCTGTTTCCGTATAGAAATCAACGCCATATTTTTTTCTGTTATGTTCCTTCATTTTTTGAAGTGCGCCAGGAACTTCCATAGGATTTGTTGTGCCGTGTTTTTCCAGCATTTTAGCACGGGTTCTCTCTAAATTATATTTCTTGCTGCATGATTCTGACATGCAGGTACCATAATAGTTGACAGAATTCGTTGGTTTTTCCCCGTATCTGTCTATCGAAAATTTTGGTTTTTTTGAGAACATCCTTGGGGATGAACAATATGGACATTTTTCTATTTCATAAAATCCGAACCAAACATGATAAAATCTCTGCTGAATTGATATCTTTTCTGGATCATAAAAAGAATTCAAAAAAGTAGTCAGGGTTTTTAGCTGATTGATATCATCCGAATTCTTAGGAAGATCCCTTAGTATAGTTCCAAATGCTTTGCCGGTCTTGAACCTCCATGATTCAATTTTTTCTAATATACACATAATCCGTTTTTGTTGTATATATCGAAGACCACTGTGTTTATTTCAATTCCACTGCAAAAAATAGGAGCACGAGTTCTCGTCTTTTATCTGTTGTAGGATTTCCGTTTTCTCGCTTTGTCCCAGGGACTGAATATTATTATAGTTGATTCTAACCCCACCAGGAAGATTATACTCAAACATCCCCAAGAGTCTTCCGATATTAATCTTAGACTCTGCGAGAACATACCTCACAAATAGTTCATCATCGTATAGAGATTCTTCAGGAATATCTATGAAAGCTCTAACTCCAACATCCTTACCAACCAATTGAAAGCCTTGGCTCCCAGTTCCTGCAGAAGATCTCGCTGGATCCCTACCGAGAATGGTTAATCTCTTTGTGTTTTTGTTATAATTGAATGCAAAGGTCTCTAAAAGATAAGCTTTTGCAAGATCGAAGAATGAGTATAAAACTGTTCTATAAACAAGGTTATCCCCAACGAATGGTGATAACATAAGTTCGGATCCGAGCAATTTAGAGTCTCCAAAATCTCTGTCTGGGGTTCCGATCAATCCACTTGCTTGAACCTCTCTTACGTCATAAACTGATCTCACACATTCGGGAAGCTGAATCTGCCTGGTTGCGGCAAAGGATGGCGAAGTAAAAAGTTCACTCCCAAGAATAAATATCTTCTCCTCGACTGCATATTGGTAATTATCATACATAAAGGCTCGAGCCCTTTTGATGATCCTTTTTATTTCCTGATCATTTAGATTATACGGCAAAGCACATGAATGTGAAAGCTCGTCTTTTACTTCTTGAATGAGTTGTGCCTCTGTCATTTTCTGAGATTATTTATTGGTCCCATCGTGTCGGGTATTCCAGTCGGCTTCGAGTTTAGATTTCTAAACATTGCAGAAACTGGCTTTTTAGCATCTGGGTAATTTCGATCCTTAAATTCTGGATTTATTTGAATCCCACTTTTTTTCTTGCCGTCTGGTTTTTCTTCTACTATCTCGGTTTCCTCTGAAATGAATGCCATATTTCCAATAAATCCGGATCTAATTATGCCACCTTTAACTGTGCAATTAATCTCCTTTTCGCCATTATCGATATATGAGTCGATGATTTCGTTGGTTGGATGGATTTCGCTCTTTGATATTTTGCTTTTCTTTATCTCATTATTGGTTAAAAGATCGCAATTATCGAGATTTCCCCCATCGATATGACATCCAAATAGTCTGCAGTTATAGATGTTACCCGAGAGCTTGCATTCTATAAGATCCATATCTCTTAGAAGATACACCCGATCACTCTCAGCGTCCTTCAATTGAAATTTAGTAAGCTGCGTGTCATAATTCAAATATCCTCTGGTTATTCCATTTTCCACAATGACATCATAAAGAACCTCTCTGATTTGGTTAAAATATGACCTCACGACCTGTTCATTAGATTTAAGATCTACTAGGACAGTTAGTTCTGGGAAGTTTTTAAAGAATAATTCAGGCTCAATGAATGATGATGATTCTTTATAGATATCATTTAGATTTTTCTCTAATTTGGATGCCTCGGTTGGCGTGAACTCCTCATTAAATAATAGAACCTGGTGTGTGTATCTAACTATGTGATCGATTACTTCTTTAATCTGTACATATTTTCTCTGATAGTCACTTCCACCAAGATATCTAACTTCAAAGTATCCATCTTTAAGCTTGGTAAAATTGATCCCGTTATTCTTTTCTACAGGGACTTTATATTGATTCTTGTCGATGTATGAAAGCTTTCCTGGAGATAAAAACTTATTAGCAGGAGTTATTTTTTTGATGGATTTTGCATATAAAGATCCCCTTCTGTCAGGAAATCTTTCCCAAATATAGTCCTCATCAAATCCGAGAACAAATTTAAGAAGATTGAGTGATTCTATACTAGGAAGACTAGGATAAATGTTCTTATCGAAGCTAACGCCAAACTGAAAAGCGCATTTTTTGTCTGTGTACCCATTTTCATCGATCCATTTGAGAATTCTGATTAAAATCGGGATTGTCTCAAAATAAGGAAGAGGACCCGTGATGAGTTCAGTCATCTTGGATCCCCCCGAATAATCTGGTTCTAATTTAAACTGTTCTCTGGTTGGAACAAATTTAGAGTGATATTTTTTGAATACGTGTATTTTTTTTCCAATCTCCGGAGAAAGCTGTTTGGCAATTTCTTTTTTAGTAAAATTGGAATAGAATTCAAATTCCATCCCAATCAGACAGGAGCTGAAAAAGTTATTTGCTATTAGATTTTCCAATTTTGGTCTCTCTCAGTTTTATTTTGAGAGTCGACGCATCAACACTCAAAACCGAGCAAGATACCTCTTGTCCCGGGAAATATTCGTTAATCGGTTTAGACAGTTCTTCCCTTTCAATAAGTCCATTAAAGCCGTTTTCTAGCTTTACAAAAACTCCGAAGGTCTTAACTTTACTAACCTCTCCTCTATATATTTTATTTTCCCCGGGTTCCACAGAAATGCTCTTCATTTTCTGTAAGGATTTGTTTTTTTCCGATGGTTGATTTAATGTCAGCCCAATTCTGGATGGATTCTTAATATCAGAAACCCAGAATTCGATTGGTGAACCTACAGAAGCATGAATTAAGTTTTTATCCACAATCTGGTCGTTAGGAATCAGACCAGTATAAATATCGTCCCATTCCACAAAAAGGCCCAGATTCTCAGCGTATCCTGTGATATATCCTTTATATTTTTCAGTGAAAGAAAGCTCATGAACCTTGCTTCCAATTATTCTCTTGAGATACTTCTTAAAGGAAACTACAAATATATCTCTTTTATTGTCATACATCTCAACCATTACATTGATATTCTTACCTACATAAGAGGTGAAATTCATGATTCTATTTGCTGCAGCAAGACTCCCTGGAAGGAAACATCTAACGCCAGATAGATTTACCATGAACCCTCCATTACAAAGGGATTCAACCCTGACCGAATAGGCGGAGTCGTTATTCTGAAGGGCCCTAAGAAGTTCATTTTTAACAGACTGCTCGTGACCTGCAGAAAGAGACCCAAAATATGTTCCGCTTTTGTCTTTAAGCACAACAATATCGATAACATCTCCAACTTTCAGTTCATATTCAGAATATCCAAGATTCCTAATAGATTTGATTTCTTTATCCAGGTTTATAATAACTGATTGTCCTACTCCAGATTCACAAACTGCAACTCCATTGTTTATATGATCTACACGAACTTTGACAGTACTTCCACTGTAAAATTCCTTTCCGTTTTCCATTCCCTCATCAGAAAAAGATTCTGTAAAATTCTTTTCATAAAGATCATCAAGTATTTTTCTATCTTCCACAGAGTATTCGAAGCACGTGTAATTTTTTTTTCTAGCCATTTTTAAGTTTTTAGTGAATGATTATTTACCCTCTTTTTATCAACAATGTACTGAATAATTTCACCATTTAAAGAAACTTTTTTACGTTGAGAGCTTTCTGAATTTCGCTAGGAAGCTCGGGTATTGGATAAATTAGATCTGTACCAAAACAAAATTTAAAGAGACCCGAAACATCCGCTGCACTTCGTAGGAATTCATCAAGATAAACAACAAAATAAGCATTCTTTAGGGTAAGTCTTTTCCAGTCTGGTAGGTCATCAGAAAGAGCTATCGGACTGATTATATTGATCAAATTTCTTCCCAGAAGAGGAATGATCGGCCAGGGAAGGAATGATAGGATTTTAGAAGCTACCTGCATTATAGGGTTTACTATAACATCGGCTAGTGGCATTTTTGGAACTCCAACCCAATACTTCCAAAGAAGACTAAGGGGGATTCTAGCAGAAGGGGGAACCCCCAGAGATATTAAAGCCATTTCAGCTATTCCCGTGGGTCTGGAAGGTGGGAGAACTGGGATCTGTATAGGGCTTAAAAATGGAGGTATTGGTCCATCTGGGTTGATCGTTTCATTAATCATGTTCCTCGTCATCTTGACGATATCCTGTGAATTTAGATTCATGAACTTAGGCGAATCTATATCATTTATCTCAGGCATAAATTTATCTATATTGTTTTCCACAATTCTTGAAATAGCCTCGGATAAAAATGTTTTTATAATAGATCCCGGAATTATTATCTGTGGAATCCCGCCAGCTAGCATAGACTGAGATATTTGATCCTGCTTTGGTGGAAAGACTAGTGGAAACTCAAATGCACTAAATGCGGACCCAAAACTAGCGCTAACTTTGGATAGGTTTGAGAGTACTCCCTGTGGATTAGGAAACTTAGATATAATAGGCTCTTCTCTATCAATTATGCTCCTCTCCAAATTAAGCGGTTTCAGTGCAGATGTAACATTGAAATCAGTGGGATTCTTGATGGCATTTTCAACATAAACTGGATCATTATTTGTGGTTTTTCCCAATCCCATCTTTTTAGCAAGTAATCTTTTGAAGTCCTTAACCCTCATTATGATCTTATCCTCACCATTTATCGTTCTGGTAAATTCTACAAAATCACTTCTCAACAGAGGGACTGATCCTACTCCAGTCATTATTCTGATGTATATTCCCTCCAAAATAGGATTAGGTGGAGAATTAAACTTTAAATTTCCGGGTGCACACTCTGTTACTTTGATTTCAGGAAATTTAAAAGCTCCCCGTAAATTACCCAGTGATGCCACGGAAAATGCTCCTTCTCTAATTTTTCTATTAATTCCCTTTTTATCTCCCTTCATCAGTTTATGAGCGGTAAGAATCATTTCATTCTTAACAGTCGCTGCCACCTCTAAAAATTGATCTTCGTTCATGAATGTAGGATTTCCATTGAATGAAAAAATAATAGAATTGGAGTTGGTCAAATTCTGATTATCAGAATCAAAGGACGGAGAAGGCTTCAATTTGATGTTTTTCAATACAAATCTCATTTCCTCCCTCAGATTAAAAAATTCTGGGGATTTACTAGGAGTGAGATCCGCCTCTATATCTTCTATATTTTTCTTGAAATTAACAACACTCGGAAGATCGAATTTCAACTTATCTTTATCCTTAGGAAATCTGATATCCCTGGGAATCGTCATTTTATTATTGAAAAAATCTTTGATCGTCTTAGACAGTGCCTTTTTTCTTACATCTATCAGTTGATCTATATCAGACTGAGAAATTGTATCATCCGGTTTTTCATCGTCGTAGAGCGCAGCTCTTTTTTTATACTCCCTCCTTTTTTCATCTATTTCGGATTTTAGGCTTCTTTCTCTCGCCTGAGCCTCAGTAAGAAATCTCACATCCCTCGGTGGCTCAACTCTGTCCATTATTTTATTGAGATTAGCTGAGATTTCTTTTACTATATTAGACGGTGAATCCAAAGTCTCCAAGCCAAATCCGGGGAGGGGAATGAGTTTTTCGGGTATTCCATGAGTCAGTTTTTCTTTGATCTTCTGGAGAGGATCTGTAATTTTGGGGTCAGATTTTCTTGGAATGAATCTTGGTCCTCTGAGTCCAGTTAAAAACAGAGATGTTCCAAATAAGTTCTCTCTTATATAAACTAGAGGAGATGGCATGAATCCTCCTATAAACGGAATAAAGATCACAAGCAATCCGAGATTAAACGGAAGTGGGATAACTATAGGATCCACTATTGTCCATATCATCGGTAACGGTATTCTGATAAAAGGTTGTCCGTCTATTGGGTTTACCAAAGGAGCTATAGGAATAATAGCAGGTGGCAAATATCCAACAGGCCAGTATCTGAATCCAAATCTAACAGAGGGTCCACTAGCAAGAAAAAATGAAATATCCTCGACAGGAGGAAGACCATTGGGATACGGAAGCAATCCAAGAAGCGTAGCGTTTTTGCTAAATTCTTTCCACCAGCACTTCTGGTATATCGTGGGACAGTCAGATGAATTCGACGGGGACTGAAGATAGTTAGATTGTGCAAAATCACTTCCTGCAGGACCACAACATGGAGGAGGACATTCAGGACTTTTTCTAGGATATGTGGTCTCACCCGCTGGAGCCGCTGATCCTGGAGCTCCTCCTCCTGCACATGACAGATTAGCGAAGGAACCAGATATACCATTCTCGGAAAGAGAATTTTTAAGAGTAGTGATTCTCTCGGAAACGTATAGAATTAAATCATCAATCTCATTATAGCGGGTTGTAATTTCATTCCGAACTAGCACGATAGAATCACGAGCTCCTGCAGTCCCTATAATATCCACTGCATTTTTAGCAGCTGCAGATTTTCCTGATAGAATTATGGAATCCACTCTCGGATTAATAAGATTCTGTAAGATCTCTTGGTATTTAGCATCCCACTTTTCTTTATAGTTGCTCCAAAAATCTAAGAAAATTTGATTGGGGGATCCGTCAGGATTTAATGAAGAGGGTCTCAGTTTAGAAGGATCCCTAGCGTCATTATCTCCTCTTTCTTCCAGGGTAAAAAATAACCATGGCATAGCAGATCTTTCAATCAGCCTCCCATATAAAAATCCCCTTTTGGCTTCTATTTCCAATAAGATCTGATCCTTACTTTTTCCAGATGATATAACATCAGAAACGAAGTCGTAGAATTCCGCTACATCCTTAGATCCTCCCCCACCTGTATGTATGAATCTTAATCCATCTCCAACACTATCAAAATACTTTTTGGTCATATCAAAGAGTATTCCATCCTGAAGGTATTCCTGTCCTATTCTGATTTTATTTTGATCAACTTTTTTTACCTTTCTTGTTGGTTCTTTTAAATCACCCTTTAAGCTAGGCATTTGTGGCTCATCTATTTCTTCATATGGAGTGGGGTCATCCTTGAGTGTGGGAAAGCTAAAAGTGAAACGAACAAATGGGTTTTCTGTGGAATTATATGATGTCCCATTAAATCTAACAGAGAAATTCCTTACTTGTGAAATGTAATTCTGTACAGAATTTGCATTATATGGAGTCACCCCAGAAGACTGTGTTGACACCTTATCAAATTCAGCTAAAAGATCATCAAAGTAGGATTTTACTATCTTGTAGTGCAAATATATTTCCTCTGCCTGTTGCTCAGCCCTAATGAATCTGCCTAGTAGATCAGCATTGGCAATTATTCCTTTTTGGATATTATCAGCCTCTTTTAAGCATTCGTCTATACTATCTATAATATCATCAGGGACAACGGGATCTGGTTCAACTACTCTATCCGGGGTTTTTTCATCAACGGGGTCCGCACAGATTTCATCTTTAATTTCTATCAGATCCTCTATTTTGAAAAGGGGTTCTCCGGTTAGAGGATCTTGAGGATATGGGGGATCGCAATCTATATCATTTACTAATGGTGGTTCATCCACTAAAAAGTCACGGGAATCTTCAGCATAGGAGTCCTCAATATTATCAAAGGATCTTAGCTCATCATCAGGTGAATCCTTGTAGAGTGATACACTATTATTTGCTGCAGTGTTCGTATCTGTAGCATCATCCTCGTTGGTATCTTGATTTTCACATGGTTTTCTTCCAGCTTTTTTAGAATTAAGAGAAGATCTAACATCATCAACAGCTTGTTGTATAGTCTTATTCGTTGGTTTAAGCGAGAAGTGAACGGGCTTGCCACCGCTCATTATAATATCGAAAGATATGGGGAATCCAAGAACGTTTATGGTTCTCGATTTTTTATTCATGAAATTTGATGGCTTTCCAAATATGGATGGATCTAAATTATCAAATATCTCCTCCTTTATCGAATTCAATGCTTCTTCAGATTCCGAGCTTATCTCTTTTTCTACCTCAGAAGATGTCTTTTTACCACTCCATGTCTTAATAGGGTTCTTTTGTGAATAAATCAGTTTAAGAGCCTCCGAATAAAATTCGTCGCCTTCATATTTACAAGAAAGATCATCTATTCTCTCGATTGGAACCGAAAGGGGCTTAGGGTCCAATGATTTGATCATTTGATCAACAGCATCCTGAAATAATTTTTGCTGATCCTGAAATTCCTTCTCGGGATCTATTTCTACAGTATCGGGTACCTCATAATTTTCGCCGAAAATAGTTTTAAGAACAAATGAGGTACTTAGATTGGCTGGATCTGTACTAAGTAATTTTTCTACGATGGAATCTGCGGACCCATTTAATTTAATCTCATTCACCATATTATGTATTATCCCTAGTTACTCTCACTGTTTTGCTGGTAGACAGGATCTCGTATGTTGCGGCAAGTGTGGTATTGACTCCAGGAGTCGCGGGAACTTTAGAATCAACAGCTGCCGAAAGCTTTTTTAAAAAATCCCATAAAGGCTCAGCGCAAATTGCAGAAAAAACCGGGTTGTGGCCAAGATTGGTTGTTTTTCCATCCGCATGGAATTCTTCAGAGGTGTGCTTTATCTTATTTACACCAGTGCAATTTATCTCTTGATCCGCATATTCTGTAATAATCCCGCCTCTAAGTTCTATAGAGGTAGTATCGTCTGCATGTGAGATTAAAATAGAATTATCATTTCTGATTATAATCCTAGAGTCTTTCAGATCTATGACCAGCCCTTTTTCTACGGTATAGAACATTTTTAATCTTTCTATTCCGTCATATATCAGGGAATGAGCTCCATCATAGCTTCTACTGATTTCATCAATAAGATCAGGTGACAATTCCTGTATTGCCTTATATTCTGGACTGTAATAGTTTCTATTGTTGAATTGAACATGTACAACAGATCCTAATTTTGGCACAGAAATTCTTCCGCTTCCTCCACCGTCGCCATATGACATTTCGAATCTCTGATGTGCCCATGGTATTTCCTCATTATTAAGATCATCAAAAATTCCAAAGACTTTAACCTTAGCACGTCCTTTAAATTCTGGATCTTTATTATCCACAACAACCCCTAAATAATGAGTTACCTCAGCATTTGATTTTTTAAGATTTTCCCGGGTTACAAGAGCCATATATTTTATACTTAATTATTAGATCAAGTTCCACTATTCGGATAAACTCTTCCTAGATTACCTCTAACCGATGACATTGCCAGAGAATATTCATTAGCATCTATCTCACCATATAATCTATCAGGTAATCCCAAATCGCTACCTGGAACATTCTGATATGCGTCTTCGACAGGTTTTTGGTATATTCTTGAAGGTGCTTCTAAGGAATTACCAGGAACGTCATTATATTCATCAGAGAAAGAATTAGGATATTCTCTAGCAGGTAAACCTAGATCATTTCCAGGAACTCCCACATACGTGTCTTCATTTGGTTGGGAATACACTCTATTAGGAGCCCCAAGATCATTTCCCGGAACGCTAGCAAACTCATCAGTGTTTAAACCTGGATATTGACGATCAGGTAATCCAAGGTTGGATCCAGTGACACCATCATAGACATCTTCTGATGTCTCAGGATATACTCTAAGAGGAACACCCAAATCAGATTCAGGTACCCCAACGTATTCGTCTGCTGTGGAAGATTGATAAGCTCTGTCGGGAAGTCCCAGATCTGTTCCTGGAACATTTCCATAAGCATCACCGGTCGGCTGATTGTATACCCTTCCAGGTAATCCAAGATCCTGCCCAGGAACGTCGCTATATTCGTCTCCTATCGAAGGAGGATAGGATCTATCTGGTAATCCCAGATCTGGTCCAGGGACATCGACATATTCATCTATATTAGGCTGAACATAAACTCTTCCTGGTAATCCTAGATCCGCACCAGGTACATCTGAATATTCATCTGCTGTATTGGATGGATATGTTCTTGTTGGAAGTCCTAAATCCACACCAGGAACATCCGCATAAGAGTCTCCGGTAGGAATAGGATATGTTCTTCCGGGAACTCCAAGATCCGCTCCAGGAACATCAGAAAATTCATCTGCGTTATTCGAAGGGTATGACCTAGAAGGTAATCCTAGATCTGACCCAGGAACTCCTGAATATTGATCGGAATTTACAGTGGTATAAACACGATTTGGTACTCCAAGGTCTGTACCTGGTACCTGATTATACTCATCGTCGTTATTGGCCTGATATGTTCTATCGGGTAATCCAAGATCAGATCCAGGAACCCCTTGATATACGTCATTAGAAGGCTGCTGGTAAACTCTTCCGGGAAGACCTAGATCTTGTCCTGGTACTCCTGAATATTCATCGCTATTGTTGCTAGGATACGTTCTATCAGGCAAACCAAGGTCAGATCCCGGGACGTTTCCATAGATATCATTAGGCCCCAGAGGTCCTGATGGGGCTCCAGGTCCTAAAACATTTCCTAAATTCTGTGCAGGGTTTTCAGGAACAGTGAGATACACGTCATCATTAACTCTTGGATACTGCCTTTGTCCTGGACCTCCTAGTCCGGTAGATTGAGGATCAGCGCTCTTAAAAGGATTAGGAACTCCAGATTTTAATCCGTTCACCAGACTAAAGGCATCATTAGTAGACTGTGTTAATTGCCCAGGTTGAAATCCATAAATATTTCCGAGCAATTTGGATTCAAGAAAAGACACAGCTTCGTTTTTTAACGTCGATACCGTATTCGTCACAAAATTAGAGGCAAGCTGGGCAAAATAATCCCCAGGATTTGCTTTATCGCTAAATGTTAGTTTCTCAAGACCAGAGGTTTTATCATAGTCCATTAGCGTATATCCGTTATTTCTCTGGCCATGAGCATGGTCTCTTTTTCTTGTTTTATCATAGTCCATTAGCGTATATCCGTTATTTGCTCCACCCCAAACATCGCTAAGAACCATGCCTTTTATTCCATTATCTTCCTTATACTCATTTAACTCGTTAAACTGTATCTTATAATCCTTGACCCTACCAACATGTATTTTAAAGGAAGTCGATACCATTTGTCCACCTGCATTATTGATCGTTTCAAAAGAAGGATACGTCGAGTCAAAATCAAATTCACATTGATCTAGTTGATAAATATAAACATAGGGTTGCAAATTATATCTAGAGGATTCTATAGGATCCACCCCTGTTGCCTGATCTGGTCTAGTTGATTTATTCAGAAATTTTTCGGTGCTATCCAATAAACCAGTTTGGGAATTGAAATCAGACAGCACATTGGCTATTTTCGCAACTGCGGGAACCGAAAATGGATTCAGAACATCGCTCATATTAAAGTCCATCTGGATGTTTCTGATCTCAGTGACAACTATCCACATTCTGAACTTTCTTAGGTTCTCTGGTAACATTACCCTGTGATGCGTGTAATCATATATTGCCTTTCGGTAAAGCTCGGCAAGAGCCGATATTCTCATGTCTATAGATTCTAAACAATTAATTGTCAGCTCACCGGATCTCATGATTTTTCCACCCGGTTTACCGTATCTAGGCACAGAAGCAGAAACCAGTTTATCGAGTCCAGAAACAGACTGAAAATACCAGGGCGAGTTTTTATTGATATACTCCCAGCCGCTGCCAAAAGCTCGGATCATCTCCGCTCTTTTTTCTGATCTAGTGGATAAAAAAGATTGGGCTCCTAGATATCCTACACCTCCATTGATTGCAAACAAGCTTTTTCTTCCCTGTTCAGATTTTAATTTTGAACCATAGAAAAAATCCATACTTGTGGTATATGATCCAGGAACATTAAGTGCATTAAATTGCTCGCTTCCACTTAAATCTTTTTTTCTAAAAAGAGGAGAAATAGGAAGAAATGTTTCTTCCTCCAATAATCCGGTGTTTCCGAAATCAAAAATAAATCGGAATGAGATATAGGTAGGATCCTCTTTTTTACCGGATCTTGTGCTTCTTAGTCCCTTTAAAAATTTTTCTCTCTGAAAATCTATTTTCCTATCAAGAGACGTTTCGTCCGGTACTAATCTATTTTTAAGACCCGTTCCTAATTCACTTGCAAAGTTTGCCATGTCTATTCCACATTAGTTTCATCCAAAGTTTCTGGGTCGGATGCTGTCCCAGGATTTAAAGTCCATTGTTTTTTGCCCAGTATAAGGGTTTGTGAGATACCCTCACTCTTTTTATAATTGATCTCTATTCCCAGAATAACATAATTTCCAGAAAGAAATAAATTGCTCTTCCTAGACTCTGGATCTTTAGTGCTATTTCTCGCAGGATCTTTACCTATATAATTCTTAGAATCTGAGGCAACTGTGGTACTCCCCTCGTGTACTATATTAACCAAAATATTCTGTCCCCTATATACAAAAGGGGTCCAAGCCCTATTCTTGATTCTCAACAACATTTTATAGTTGTCATTCTTGTTCAGAATATTCTGAACGAGTGCTTGTTGTATATTTTCGTGCGTGTTATCGTGATATACTGTTCCGATGTAGGTTTTTTTAATCTCATCCTTATATAGATTCTCTCCCAATCTGCCCTTGTTCAATGTGTCTCTCGTACCAAGATTTTTATTAGTGACACTCTCTATGTTATACGTGACGAATTTATTTTTGGGTTTATCAGAAACCAGCTTGGAATCGTAAAATTGTATATTCTGAAAATATCCGAGATCATTATTGATTCTACCAGCATTATGTTCGACAGAAAACGCAGTTATAAATGTGGGATATTTTCTTGAAGTGGATGCATTAGTAAATATCAATGGAAAATCGCCCTCTACAGGTTTGGTTCCTCCTAAAATAGATTTATTCTCATCAACTCCATAAGGGAGTTTTAGTATTTCAACCTCGTTGTTTTCATCAAACTGCCTTCTCATATTTACAAAGTTGAGATTATAATATTGATCTATCCAACATTCGAAATAATCCTCATCTGAAAGCCAGGAGGCAGAAGAAACATTCCTAATGAATGAGTAATAATCAAGATTTGGGGAAATCCAGGTCATCTCATCAAACGTCTTTTTTTCATTAGATGAAAATCCCAAACCAAGATCATTTGATATTTTAACCAAAGCATCATATGACGATCCTTTTATGGCTTTACATATATGCTTATAAATTTTGGGGATTCTGGTCTCTCCTCTTATGGTAAATGCGATATATCTCCCGCTAGGTGCATCACTGTCTCTATCTCCCATGTTACTTGACAGCGGCGCAATTACCTCTGTGATAATAAAGTCCATTCTGAGCGGCTTGTATTCTTCACCCAATGCGCGAATATACAAAGAAATAATATCTCCATCCTTAGGGTACGAGGTAAATAAAAATCTTTCGTCTATGGTCTGAAATCTAAAGATAAGTGTGGGAATGAATCCGCTCAAATCAAGGGTAAACATCTGAAGTCCAGAGACAAAGATATTATTGATTTTAATTAAAGGCTTATCAAAACCATAGGATTGTTTTTGTGTGTTATTTGATTCAAAATCCTCTCTCCCCTGATCACCTTCTCCACTCGACGTATTTACGGTAGACAACTCATCCAGAACTATACTAGGTTTAGTTATCTGTAGGATCGATTTTTTTGGATTGATACTTGCCATTACTTAAAAATGTTTTTCCGAGCTAATTTTGATTTAAGTTGTGTTAAAGAAGCATTTCTTTTAGACTTAGTTCGGCATTGTCCGATATCAGGACCAAAAATCAATTTACCATCTCCTATCTCTATCTGTTGTTCCCCATCTGCCAATATATTCGGAGGGAGTGCTTGTGCAGCATTTGAAATATTTTTTGAGTTGAGATACTCAAGCCTATCATTACTTATTTTCGATATCTTATCCTGTAATTCTTTTCGGAATGTTCTGGAATTGTTGTTTTCTTTGATTCTTCCACTGTTTGAAAGATCGTTTACTGTTTGCTCACTAGGAATAGCAAGAATTTCTCCTTTTTCTAAACTAAGCGGATTTGAAATATTATTGATCTTGAGCATTGTACCTAAAGAAGCTTGAGACTTCATATATAAAATAGCCAAAAGATCGGGTCTCATTTCAGTGTCATCAGAAACTATGGCCACAGATCTGAGAAGGAATCTGACTTTTCTTGGATCCCACTCTGAAGGCACAAGATCAACCATTCGAACCCCGGTTCGGGGATCTATTCTTTCTAATTTTTTCTCTATAATATCTATTCCCAGCATTATCTATATTTCTTAATTTGGTGCAACGTTATTTGCAGCAACATTAAGGGATCCATTGCCCGATTGCCCCTCTGCTACTATTTGTGCCAACGATTTTCCAGTAGTATCCTGAAATGCTTTCAGAGATTCTTCGGAGGTATTCAAATGTCCTAAATACAATCTTCCATTTCCTCTATTAAGATGCGATTCAAAATCACCCCTATGTCTTTGTCTTCCGTGCTGCATTGAAAATGTTGCTTTAAATCCAATAGGAAAATCATCAGGTCCTAGGGTTTCATCAAATTCTATTTTTACTGATGTGCAGACCAGATTACCTATCATTGCTATCGGATTTAAAGGGTTTCCTACAACCATGTGCCAATCTCCCGTAGGATATCCACTTAGCATTATTGGTTTAAAATACACCTGTTTTAGAAATATATCCGAAATAAAAACGGATAAGGATTTCATAAATTTTGAATTTGGATCTATACCCTTAGATGGATCGTTTATAAACCTCTTAAGATCCTCTGCTGCTTCTTTCGTGTATCCTTCCAGCTCTTTTATCTTATTAACTGTATTTTCATTCAATACACCATTAACTGCACCTTTGATATATTCGAGAGGATTTGTTAGAAGCTTTGCATAACCCTCTCCACCACCGGGAAATCCGATGCCAACATTTTGCTGATCCAATCTAACCTCTGGCGATAAAAAAGTTCCATAATCAGATCCTAAAGATAATATATTGGCAATCAAATCCAAAAACAACATTTTAGAATTTATTTGTCCAGCAGATGTGAGGTTGTAATCAAATACAAGATAGAAGGTCTCAAACCCCCCATTAAATCCTCTTTGTCTTACCATCATCGAGTCGACGGTATTTAGATTGACGAATATTTTTTTGGAGAGTGGACCCCCCGCAGTGGTCTCGAGATCTAAAAAATATCTTCTCAGTTTATTAATATTTCTTTCCGGATTCTGTAAGGTTCCTAATATTTTATCAATATCTCCTGCAGCTTCCGCCGCTGATGGAGATAAGGCAGATTTTAAAATGTCTCCAAAAGGGGTATTAAATAGGCCAGGATCCCCCGTCTTCATATTTAACATCTCGCTCTGTCTTTCAGGATTAAAGTTTAGTCCAGTCGAGAATTTTAGAATCTCAGATAGAGGATTGCCTGTTCCCTCTCCGAAATATGTTACTGCTTGAGCAACAGGTAGATTTACGTTCGTTTCCCCGCCGTCCTCCAGTATTTTTTGGATATTATCCTTTGCTCCACCGTTTACACTTACATCTTTTCCATCTATTTTGATATCGCTAGAATCAGTTGGTACTCTCAAGGAATCTAAAACCGGGCCAGGAAATCTTCTCAATGTGATCATTCTGTTGTTTGGTATAACCCCATAATGCTTACAAAATATGAAATCCTTCACGTTATATGGTTGGCCAGCATACGGACTCTTGCCACTAAAATCCATATAGGCAGGAAAATTCTTAGAACCAGAAGACTTAGAAACTTCGCTGATAATATTAGCAGCAGTTGGATTTCTAGAAACAGCGGGGGTAATAACTGCTGCTCCGTCAGTAGATTCGGACCTGTGGTATTTAACAGCCCCACCTGATTTACCCAAAACATAATATGCAAAAAGGCCAGTATATGGATTGGAAGCTGATACCGCTTCATAAAAAAGACTTTTTGGTAAAACGTTTCTTTGACCAAGTTCAAAAGTAGCGAATTCCTTATCCCCGGGGGTTTGATACGTTGGGGAATTTACAAATTGTATGTTCGGGTCAACTACAGATCCACTGGCAGCGTTTATTGTTGTAGCACTCTGTATGGCTCGATTTTGATCACCCATTTGAAAACCTTTCTTTTATATATTTCGCTTCCTTTATTGGACGTAAACGAACTCAAGGTTTTCCCACTCAAAATGGATTGATAGATTCTTGCTTAAATTTTTAATAAATGTGTTTGTTGTTTCGGAAAAAAGAATGCAGATATGTTCTTCCCGAGTTTTCTTTGAGGAATACGATGAGATTTTTTTATTCATCCATTCGACAAAAATCCATTCTCTCACAGGATTCATATCCTTATGAGAGAAACCATGGGATTCGAACCACTCATTTACATTGATCACATAAAAGGAATCTGAACCTTCATTCAGGTTCTTGAGTAAATCTAAAGATTTGACAACATATAAGGCCATCCAACGGATTAATTGTTTTCTGTATTTTTACCCTTGTTTTTATGTAGGGTTAAATTTTGTCTATGTAGCATTTCTCCATATTCCATAGACCTTCTTATTCTTTCTAGCATCTGAGTAAAGGATTCTTTTTTTACCTAAAAGCCAAGATCCCTGGCAATTTTTCTTCTTTGTCTTCTTGATTGAGACTGCATAAAATTTAAAAATTATTCTTGAAATGTTTAATAAAAAGAGTGGAAACAAGTGCATCATCTAATGAGAGAGAATCTGAAATATCGAGCATCTCAAAGGTTGAGCTCTTCTCGTCTTCCGTTCCGTCAGTTTCTTTTTCTTTAATCTCTAATCCAGTTACATTCACGGAGAAACATGGATTAGAATTTGAAACCATTTTTGAGGTGTAAATATTTCCCAAAAACCTCCATCTCTTAACATCTTCCGCTGATATTCCAGATTCCTCTCTAAGCTCTCTTATTGCGGTTTGTAGAATGTTATCATCATCTTCACTGGGTGATCCAGTAATTAAAGTCTTAGTTATACCACCAGGTCGGGAATTAGAAATCTCAGAGATTATTCCAATAGAGACAGGGTTTCCGTTTTCATCTACCGTATACGGCATAACAACAACCGACGGCTCGTGCTGTTGAAGATAAACGTATCCGTTATCCTCTACTACCTCAATATAATTATTAGTGTGTATCGTCCTCCTGGACTGGTTGTCTCCTATCTGTTCCATTCTTTTTATATATCTCCTGTATATTTTTTCTCAAGGACTCTTTTATTATCTCAATATCCATATCGTCAACAACAAAATCTATGATTTCCTTTTCGGCGTCGTCGAATGACCCCTTTAGCACATCATACAAACTTTTTGGCGGAAGATTAAGCTTCAACTTGAAGTTAACCTCTACCCAATTAGGCTTCTGTTTTTGTAAAAGGGATCTTATTGGGGATTCTGTTATGTAATTAGGACTAGAAGTGTGTGAATCTATCACCTGTATATTCCTTTCTTTCTTTTGATGTAAAGGTGGGTTTGATTGAAATCTCTCTCTTTCCCTGATCTCGTTGGCCTCGTTACCATCGAGTCTTAGCATAAATTCATCGATGATCGTATAATTTATTCGGGTTCCATCTGTAAAATATACCCAAATTATCCCAGTCAACTCATCAAGAATTACATCCTGTAGATCCGTAATCGTCCCACTCTGCTCTCCTTTAATCCATCTAAACGAAAATCCGTATAAATCTTCCTTAGCCTTGAGAACCTCTTGGTTTATAGCTTCAATTTTTTCTTCCATTTGCTTATTTGGTTTTTTTAGAAGACTTCTTATCAGTTTTATCATTATCTTCTATAATTTTAGTCTCTGTGAATCCTTCCCCAGCATGGTAACTCAGATGACCTGGAAGATCCTTCTCAATTATCCAATGTTCCTCAACTTTTTCCTTCCCTTTACTCTTGGGTATAACTCTTTCCCAGATGATTATATTATCAAGAATAGGATCCGGATGTTTATAGAATCTATGATATGTTTTCATAGAAGACCCGGGGGATTTAATCTCTAATATTTGTACATATTGCAGTGGCTCCATCTTATCTTATTTTTATAGGACAAAAGTATGCAATTATTTCAAATTCCATTTATCTCTGAATGTTTTTTCCTCGCCAAAGGTCATTTTGTCAAGGAATTCCTTATCATCTACAACAATTTCGGTGGTTCTTCCCAACATTCTATGATGATGTTCAACTATAGAATCTGTCACTAAAAAATGATTCAGTCCTTTGGAGCCTAGAGTCATTGCATAGTCGTTATCGCTATACCAATGCGTATATCTTTCGTCAAGATCCTCTATAACATCATAGATTTTTCTTTTCTGTACTATACACCATCCAGAAACGGTTGCTCTAATTACTAAACCAGCGTAAATCCCAGTATTAATTCCGATCCCCATTTTTGGCTGGGTTTGCGGACATATTGGAGAAAAAGACATAAATTCCGGATTTGATTCACCGAAATCGATTATTTTAGAAGCCCAGTTTTTATGAAAAACAAGATCGTTGTTGCATAATGCAACATACTCTGATGTCCCATGCTTTCTACCAAAATTTAGAAATTTATGGTACCCGTACGGAAGAGGAGCTTTAAGGGTTTCGATATTTTTAGATTCGCCCATTTCTTTAAACCAGTCAATCCCGTGCTGTGACTCAACAACTATTGCTTTTATATCAATCTCGCTTTCTGATTCAAAAAGGGTCTTCAAACAATTATAAGTCAAATCGTAACATTCCTGATCTTTGGTGTAGCTAACAATTACGACATCTAAATTCTTCATATACTCTGGTATGCGTCTCTAATTCTAGAGGCTTTTTCTAAAAAAGGTCCAAGTCTATCGAGTTGAAGTATAGATTCACTATCAGAGGGGGATTGGCTGGGCATGGGGTGAACCTCCACGAATATTCCATCAGCCCCGGTAGACATGGCAAAATTCATAAGTGTTGAAACGAGATCCGGGTCCCCTCCTGTTGTTCCTGAAGCTCTGTTCGGTTTCTGTAAACTGTGCGTACAATCGATAATCACCTTGGTGTCTATTGCTCTTTTTATTCGTGGTACTACCGTAGCATCGACAATTAATTCATTATAACCAAAAGATGTCCCTCTCTCGCAGATCATATCTCCAGATCCACCAAAAGCCCTATATTTTTCGACTATATGGGAGCATGCCTCAGGTGATAAAAACTGTCCTTTTTTAATGTTTGTAGGTCTTCCAGATTCTGCACAAGCCCTAATAAGATCAGTCTGTCTGCAAAGAAATGCGGGAATCTGTAAATGAGTAACATAAGAGGAAACCGTATCAACATCAGATGATTCATGGACATCGGTCATAACAGGAATCTGATATTTCCTATTAATTTCCCCCAATATATTCAGAGCTTCCATTTCATTTATCCCGGTAAAGCTCTTAAATGATGTTCGATTTGCTTTCTTGTAGCTTCCCTTGAATATGAGTTTAAAACCAAATTGCTCTGATTTCTTAATCAGATATTCGGCTATTAACGAAGAAATAAAATAATCCTCTATAACACAAGGACCTGCGATTAAAATTTTATATTCCTGATTTTTTCCAAATATATCCATAAGATTTTTTGATTTTTTTTATTATATTAAATCTCTAGACTTCAAATTCAAATATCCTCCATGATGTAGTTTGCTATATTGTTCTTTAGTAAATTTTCTTTTTTCGACTAGTCCCGCGACTATCATATCACATATTACCGACATACAAGTAGTTGAAGTTGTTGGTGTTAATCCAAGAGGACAAACTTCATCGACAGGTCCAAACTGTATTACCTCTGCACATTTTACTTCAAAATGGTTACTTTGATTTCCAACAATCGCAACGATCAGATTTTTATACCCCAAGTTATGTTGAATGAGATCCACCAACTGTATAATCTCAGTTGTTTTTCCTGAATTGGAGAAGATAAACACTATATCACCCGGCTGAATGATTCCTAAATCCCCGTGTTGAGCTTCGGAAGGGTGTATAAACGATGCTGATATTCCAGTAGAGCATAAGGTAGTAGCAAAAGCATGAGCAATTTGTCCGGCCTTTCCCATTCCTGATGTTATTATCCTGGTTCTTTGAGACATTCTCAGATCCATCCAATGCACCAGTTCTTCAATCCTTCTAACAGGGATTTTGCTAATGGCATCGATCTCCTTCTGTATTATTTCTCTATAATTCATGGCTTTCTTTTATGAATTTGAAAATCTATCATTTCCTTCAGAATATCATATATGGTCATTTTAGATTCCCATCCTAACTCATTCCGGGCCTTAGAAGAATCCCCTATTAGAAGATCTACCTCGGCTGGTCTAAAATATTTGGAATCTATCGATATGATTTTCTTTCCCTGATATAAGCAAATTTCATTAATTCCCTCTCCCTCCCACTTAATATCCATCCCGAGAAGAAATGCGGTCTTGTTAACTATTTCTCTGACGGTATGCGTTTTTCCAGTCGAT